AGGTTGACATGATGAACCTTCAGGTGATGAACCTTAAGGGTCAGCAGGATCTAGATTGGCGTAAGTTTGAGATTAGCGAATTGAACAAGACTCGTCTTGAAGAAGCTAAGCTCATGGCTCAAGGCGTTCAGATTGATAACAAGGCTAAGAATGATGCCGAAAAGAACATGCTTGAGGGTGAGAAGATTGCCCTTGAACGTGATAAGGCGGCAGCTCAGGCAGCTAAGGATATCGCTGAAAGCTCTCCAGTAATTCTCCCACCTGAAATTGGAGGTGTCTAATGTACATTCCAGTAACAGTGCTTGGGCCATCGCCCAACATGAACTCGCAGTCTAGGCGTAAAGACCAGATTGCTGGTACAGCCGAAAGGTATGGTGAAACAGCCTATGTACAGACTCCCGAAGAACATAGAGCATTGCTTGATAAGTTCAAGGGAGTAGCCGGGATTCCACCTGAATTGGCTGTAGCTCTTGGTGAGGAAGAAGAGAAGCGTTCTCCTAGATACTGGATCACTGATCAGTCTCCTAGATATGGTGGAAGTACTCCAAGTTCTTCCTTCGTAGCAGGAATTAATGTGTCTCCGGGATTGAACATGGCTACGATTACCATGAAGAATGGAAAGTCGTACTCCTATGCTATCTCTCCTGACCAAGCTGGTGATCTTGTCAATGCCAACTCTCTTGGTGCATGGTACAATCGTAACATCAAGCTAGGTCGGTCTAAGATTCCTGTAACTGTGGATCCTAGGTCGGGAAATAGGACTGGCCCTGCTCCGATGGTACTTGGCGGTACTCGAAGTGGTCTAGCAGCTGCAACACCTGTAAATCAGGCTAATGCTAGCGGTGAACAAGTTCTGACTATCGGTGTACCTGCTCTTATCAGAGCATTAGGACAGTTTGGTAAACTCATCAAGCCTTAAACTACATAGAAGCATCGTGCGATGCTTCTATTTTTATCTTCTAAACATTTTTGAATCAGAATTTCTAACTAATTCATTGATACATGCCTTACTCTAGGGCACACAAAAATAATCAGAGGTTACTATGGATGCAGAATTTGCACGCAAGTATTTGAATGGTGAAGTCTCTATCGCTGACGACTCGCAACCGGCACCGAAAGCTGATGACACCACTCCGTCGGAAGAAACTACTCCAAGTTCAGAAGACGAAAAACCTAACGAAGACCTTAATAAGCCCGATGAGGGTGGAACTGGTGCTTCTTCGGAGACGCCTGACGAAACTAAGCCGTCTGAAGATGGTGGGACTGCAACCCAGACTTCCGATGATGACAAGGATTCCAAAGGTAAACCTGGCTTCCTCGATGGTAAGAAAGACAAAAAGCTTCCTTATCCAAATGCTAAGGATACTGACCTTGAGAAGATTAAGGCTAATCAAGCCTTCATTCGTCAAAAGGATAAGTTCAAAAAGAAAGTAGCCACGCTCGAAAATGAAATCAATGACCTCAAGGCACAGCTTCTGAAGTATGCTAGCATTGATACTAGCTCTCTCAAGAATGACCCTGATAAGTTGATGGATCTCAAGATTGCCAAGAGCAACATTCAGAACAAGATGAATTCTCTGAAGGCTCAACAGGAATCGGTGAGAGCAGAGCAGGACGAAATCGAAGCCGAGCAAGCTAATCGTGTATATCAGGAACGAGTGAATACTTGCTTCCCTGATGAAACGGAAAAGAATCATTACAACACCCTGATGAACAACGGAAGGGATAAGTTTGTAGCATTTCTTCAGCAGTATGATGCGGATAACACTGTGTTGCAGTATCTTGACGATTGTGACATCAGTCCGCTGTTGGTTCGTACTCTGATGACCAATCCTAATGCTCTTAGGAATGTGATTGAGAAACGCAATCCTATCTCTAAGGCTATGGAGTTGAAGTCGTTGGAAAACAGACTCAGAATCAATCTGCGCTTGAGAAATCCTCAGACACCTCCGAAGGCATCAAATAATCCCAAGCTACCTTCCACTGGTTCCCAAACTAAGGCAGGTGCATCTAGCGATGCTAATGCTGTACGTGATGCGAATTACTGGAAGAATTACTTGGCAACTCACCCTTAATCGGAATATATCCAAGGTAATACAATGCCTAATTCTATCGTAACTAACAAGCTCACCGACCTTGTCGCTCTTCGTTTTCTCGTTGCTGCTGGCTTCGTGAATGTCGGTGCCAAAGAACACTTCAAAGACCAGATGGTTGGCAAGCGTAACGGTCAGAAGTACACCTTCGTGATCCGTGATGCCGTTGACGTGGGCGAAGGTCTCGCACTGGATAACACCAATGAAAAGCAGACCATTGTCGAACGTGAAATCGAAATGGAACTCCGTGACTTCCATGCCGCTGTCAACACCAACGCTATCGAAGCTATCACCGACCTCAACTGGGATAAGGAAGTGGCTGAACCGAATGGTGGCAAGATTGCTAACTATGTGGTTCGTAAGGCTGTCACTGAAGCCTTCCCCAGAGCTAACACCTGCATCGTCGGTTCTGGTTTCCAGCCGATGGCTGAAGTTGCTGCCCACCTTTCTTCGATCTCGAATGAAAAGATGTATGGCTTCGTTGACCCGAAGGCTCAGGCTATCCTCACCGCCAACGGTCAGATGTTCAACCCGGTTGGCTCTCCGGACTCCTTCTACAAGCAGGGTCTACTTGGTGAATTCCACTCCGTTGAATATCGTGGTCAGCGCTTCATGCCCGTGATTACGGTTCCGGAAGGCATCGAAGGCATCACCGTGACCTCTCTGGCTGGTGACAACAACACTGCTCATGACTACGACGCTGTCTTGACGCTCGCTTGTACGGCTGTGTCTGGTGCTAAGGTCATCAAGAAGGGTACTCCGTTCTTCATCGACGGCGTGATGGCTTGCGACCTCATTGGTGACGCAACTGCCGAACAGTATGCTTTCGTTGCTGCTGCCGACATCGAACTCGCTAACGGCGCTACCTCTATCGCTGTTCCGCTGAAGACTGGTAAGAAGAACACCATCCCTGAACTCGGCAAGGGTGGTACTCGTGAAATCGCTAAGGAAGACAACACCTCCTTCTCTGCAGCTTCGGATCTTGCTTCCAAGACCGTGACGATTCCGGCAGCTGGCAAGTACGCTTGCGGTCAGGTTCGTCTCGATGGTACGTACGAATTCGCTACCCTCGACAAGCTGGATGCTTCCAACGCCGACACCAAGCTCGGTGCAGTTGAAGGCGTTAAGGTTCACGAAAACCGTGTCGTTGACCTTGACAACATGACCAACAAGACTCGTTGGGACATTGTTGCAATGTTCGGCGTGATCGATGGTCGTGGCGTGTCCAACTTCATGATTAAGCTCTAATAAGCTTTCTAAAGGCGAAGTGGCTTCACTGCCAAATAATCCCTCATGGTTCTGCCATGAGGGTTATTTTAACTCATTCATTGATAAAAGGAGTATTTATGTTCACAGTTAGAGACGTAATTACAGAAGCACTGGCAAGGGCTAATCTTTGCTCCAGAAGGCAAGAAGCACCGGGTAAACTTGTAGAATCTGCCTACAGACTCCTTAAGGGAATTGCAGCCGACTACAGCTCGCACAACCTGCTCCAGTTCTTGAGACGAGAAGTGGATCTTAACGAGGCTGTCATCAAGGAAGATCAGTATGTCTTGGGTGATGATTATACCTTGGGAACAAATTTCTGGGTCATTGAAGGTACTGAGATCCAGCCTTACATCGACGAAGGAATCATTCCAGAAGCTGCTAATGTTGCGGAGAATTCCAAGGTCTACAACGGTGACACGATGGTATGGGTAAGATACGCTACTGGCCCCAATGTCTTTGTATGGCGTAGAGATGCTTATCCTTCCAAGGATATCGCTATCGCCAGAATGGATGGCGCAGTTAAGGAAATAATCAAGGGCGGTATTCAGCCTAAGATGCAGATTGGTACGATTGACCAAGAGATTCATAGCGACTATGTTCAGGTTATGATTGAGAATCTTGAAAAGGTCACCGAGCTGTACTGGGATCGTTCCAATGATCCTATGGCTAACGCATCGATGCCTCTGCAGTATCTTAGCTTCGAGGATTTCAATGACGGAGCGTATGGCGACTATGTTTACACATGGCAACCTATTTCTGACACGAAGATCGAGTTGAAGCTGAAACCCAGATTCGTGGCTATGCTTACGAATAGCCAGAACCTGAAGTTGATCTACAATGTCCGCTATAGCATTGATTACAATTCCGTGCTTAAGATTCCTGATATCTATCAGGAGCTGTTCATCACTGCACTGACCTACAAACTCGCTGTAGAATTTCCTAGATTGTCTCCTGAACAGACCGAAAGGCTGAAGAACACTCTTAGGGAAATCGAAGACAGTGTCAAGACTCCTACCAGAGCATCAAAGAT